TAATCATTTACCTTTTACGCTTGCGGGGTCTCGGCTTCTTTTGTTTTGGTAAAGGTTTCTTATCCATCTCATCAACCGCTTCTGAACCATACAACAAACGAGCTATTAAATTAATCAAAAACATTACTTAACCACCTTTAACTTGGCTCGGGGTTTAGCTTTCGCGTTGGCCTTAGCTTTAACGGTTGCCCTAATAACTGCCTTGGGTTTTGGTTTGGGTTTGGGTTTTGGTTTTGGTTTGGGTTTCGGCTTGGGTGTCGGCGCTACAGCAACCGGCTCCGGGATTACCTCGGGACTAAAAAATAAACTCTTGATCCATTTCCACATTTTCATTACTCCGTAAGTTATTGGATATACGATAGTATGCGATTACCTCGGACTAATCAAGTTAAACACGTCGGTCCAGTTAAAGGGCTGACTCTGCACCATTACGGGCTCGGTTTTAATACCGTCTAGTTTAACGTCAATGGCTTGGTCTGCTCGATAAATGTGCAGTTCGGACTTTTCTAAATTGTTCTTTTGTTTCTTAATAAATATCCAACTACTGCTATGTTCATGTTTGGTTAGCCAGCTCACTTGATGCGGCCTTAAACTTACGGCATTGCCCGTAATAAACTTTAGTTCAACCATATGAAACAACCCGCGTTCGTCGCATATTAAAAGGTCCGGCACTCCGGGCACTGCGGTCGACTCTATTCTAGTGAAGATTAGCTTTCGAGACTTCGACGTCTTCGCCGCTGTCTTCATCTGTAGATAAAATGCGGCTTCTCGCTTTGTCGCGGTTGTCGGCATTGTCGTCAGAGTTTGGGGTAACGTCGATAGTGATGGGGGCATATTGATCCTTTAGCTCAATAAGGGCTTGTTCTACTTGTTCCTTACTCATACTGTCGATGCTACCCGTTCGTATTTCTGATTTACTGACGTAGATATCACCATGGGCTTGACCTCGACGGTATTCGGCTTGCACTGCGGCAGAGTACGCACCGTTTTGAATAGCTAAATCCCGGATTGACTGTAAATCCCTCAAGTGTCGTTGAAATGTGACGCCAAACTTCTCATCGAGCTCGTTACGATAGCTTTTAATAGCGTTGACGACATGGGGAGATATGTGTGGGTTAGTCAGTTCGTATGCCCGGGTATGTGCAGACGACGCAGGGTAGCCGGCATTGATGGCCGCTTCTCTTAATGTGATCTGTCCGTCTTTGCTTACCAGTTCTTTAACGAACAATTCTTGTTTACGCGTCAATACCGATTGTTTGTTGCTTTTGGGTCGACCAACTCGTTTCTTTTCAACTACAGGTGCAGACTTTGGTAGGGGTTTCTTCGCCATAAAATACTCCAGTTAATACGCGATAGTTTACCTAAAAACCATCTTATGTATATACCGAAGTATTATTCTTTTTTATTTCTTTTTTATTTTGAAAGGGCTTAACGCAATTTCTTGTTTACAGTTACATTTTAGTTTATTGACGTGTAACCTTTTGTGTTACCTCTACAGCCCTATTGTTTGCTGACATCTGCCTCCAAGTTACGCCGGTTACACCGGTTACGCCTATATTTCACCTTTTTTTATTTTTTCTAATTTTGACTCTATATACGTAACGGCGTAACTACGTAACGTTTAGACATAAAAAAACCCCTCGAAAGGGGTTAATTGTTAATCTGAACCGTGATTCGCGATCAGTGGGCCGAGCCCGGTGTTGAGTGCGAATTGTTTATCGAGCAATGCGTCGCGTTCATCGTCTGGTGATGGTTGCGGTTTTGTCCGGTAGACGCCTTCATTTTCTATAAAGTCGCTGTAATCGTTATACGGGTCGTCTGAGATACTACAGGGCATACGGTTCATGGTTTTGATTCCTCACAGTGTTGGCCGTAGTCTGCGGCCCAAGCTTCGCTAATTTTGTTGATGCCGTAATCATATATGATTTCATCGGGATTTTGTACGAACTCACGAACGTAGTCAAACGAAGCGATTCTCTTCCATGTGCCTTTATTTTCTGTGCGAGGCACAATAAAAATGATAGAGCCGATATCGCAAGCTTCTACCTCATCTTTGACTTGCTTATACTTGTCACTTATTAGGCCAAATTCATCTTCACCGTAGACTGCGATGTGGTAGCCTTTAGCTAAACCCCATTTTATGAGATGTAAGTGTGCTTTTTTCATTTATTTAATCTCCTAATCTAGCGGTAAGGTGAGGTTTCAGCGCCCAGACGGTTAAACTTGGCCTGCTGTGGGAAATCGTGGTTTTGACTGTGGCGAAACCGTTCGCCCAAGAAAACTTGCCAACTTACGTCATCCTCTAGGCCACACTCCGCAATTGCTGTCTGGGCCGTATGTATAGCATGGCTTCGGCCAACCCTCTCTTGGTCGTCATCTGCCCATTCAAAGTAGTCACCGTAAGTACTCTCAATGTCAGCCATTTCGTAATACACGAGGTGTATATCGTCTTTTGCATTATTCACTAGCACTAATTCGTAATATTTCATGAGGTTGGTGCCAAGTAAAGGGTTATAGAATCAAATTCTTTCCACTCGCATGACGCGTTTTTATACGTGGTTTTGGAATGATCTATAACAGGAAACCCGTGTTCATTTTTAACTACCCTGCCGTTTTTGTGTTTCTCAAACGATCTAATTATTTCCTGATATTCAATCACCGGGTTGTCCTCAAGGCCCTCGGTTATATCATAGTCCACGCCGTACTGGTCTTTGATGTAACGCTCTATGGCATGTAACACTTCCCACTGGTCTATTTTAACTCTCATTTGATTTACTCCGTAAGTTAATGAAATTGGAGTATAGTGTGGAGTATGGGAGTTTGTCAACCCCCGGGAGGGGGCGACTTGTTTTGTTTATCGTTCCAAGCTTGTTGCTTATCGCAAACTATTAAATATGCGCCGTTTAGTAATAAACCAAACAACCCTAAAAATAAAATACTTATGATTATTTCAATTATCATACCAAGCCCTCTTTTAGTGTAGCTTTTGATTATTAAGAACTTTTTCTCCTGTATGGGCGGCGTGTAAGTCGTTGACGATGTGCGTGAGCCGCAGAGTGCGGGCCCAATCTATGTCGTATTGCACGAAAATAAAGTGAATGAGGTCGACCAGTAGAGCGTCGTCCATGTTTGGCGGTAGAGACTGATGTAAGTCTTGTAGCAAACTGTCCCATTCTTTTGAATTAATGTCCATAGCTATCCTCGTTGTATCCGGGCCCACGCTTCATTTACTTTATCAACTTCGGGGTGCGGAAAGTGTTCAATAACGCTGTTGTGTTCCGCTACTAGCTTTTCCATGACTAGCACGGCATCTTTCCAACTCATCCCGCGCTCGTTCATTTGAGCCACTTGTTTATCAATCATGTCGCAGAATTCTACAGCATCTGTTACCTGTATCATTACTGTCCCCCTTGGCTTTCGGGCTTCCAGTTGTCTACCTCGGCGTACCACTTGCCGGACTTTCCTTCACAGATTTGGATATTGATCCAATCTCCAGATTGTTCTCCCAACCAACGTATCAAATCTTCGCGTTTAATGGAACCATTACATTTGATCCACTCCGGGGCGTTGGGGTTAGGTTTTTTGATCATCAGGCCGTCAACAAATTGTTTCTCTTGCATGGTGCTACTCCGTAAAAGTAAAATTGAGCTCAAACTGTATACGATAATATGGGAGTTAGCAAGCAAAAAAAACCCCCGCAAATAGTCTAATTGCGAGGGCCTTTCCTTACCACTAAGTGCCTACGGAGCACGAGATAAACTATACGGGATAGTATGGGATATGTACAGGAGCTATCCGGTTTTTTTATTTTTTAAGTCTTCGGCGTCTTTATAAAAACTAAACATTACCCGGAGTTGCCCACTGATAGTGCGGCCTTCTGTTTTGGCACGAGATTTAATTTCTTCGTACACTTCTTTAGGCACGAGCACACTTTTCCACTTGTTTGTATCCATTTTTTAATTCCCAGTTGCGTATGTCTGAGACTATATAAGATTATATATAATAACGCAACTAAAAAACCCCGCCGGAACGGGGTAAAACTAAGGGGATGAGTTTTATTTAGTATAGACCAAGTTTGTTTGTTTGACTACTTAGCCTCACCCCATGACGGGCCGATCTCAATATCACACTGGCTAGGTACTTCTAAGGGCACGGCATTCACCATTATTTTAGACACTTCCTCGGCTTCAGCCCTATCTTTTACCGACATTGCGAGCTCATCATGCACTTGAATCATGGGCAGTCGACCGGATTTGTAGATATCGACCATTGCTTTCTTAGTCATGTCCGCCGCTGAAGCTTGGATTAGACGGTTCAGGGCTTTGTACGTGTACGCTCGCTTCAACCGGGTGGTCTCGCCGTACTCTTTGATCGCATCACGGTACGGTAACGCCTTGTTCATGGCAAAAGTATCAGGTTCCCATAGGTCAAACCGGCACTTCCTGCCCAGAAGTGACCTGATCGAGCCCGCACTGGCTTTATCGTTGAGTCGATTGGTAACACCTTGCATCAACCCTTTAACAAAAGGTACCCGGGAGTGATATTGTTTGACCAATGCTTTAGCCTCACTCACCTCGATATCCATTTGCTCAGATAGTTTGTTCACCCCCATACCGTACATCATGCCCAAGTTAATCGTCTTGGCTTGCTTGCGTGAGATGTTAGCCATCTCTGCCACCATTGTGTGGAAGTCCATGTCTGGGTTATTATTGTAGCCGTCCACAAACTCACGGCATGCATCCAATTCAACGCCTCTCATCTTCCCATAAACATGCGCATAATGAACCAAGATGCGCGGCTCTTGTTGCGAGAAGTCAATGGCCGCCCACTGTTCACCTTCTTCTGGTAGAAACAACGAACGGATCATCGGACCTATCACCGGGTCGCGGGCCGGGATTTGTTGCAAATTTGGGTTGGACATAGATATGCGGCCGGATACTGTACCGCCATCGTCTGATCGTATTTGGTTTATGTGGCTATGAATGCGGCCATCCTTACGACAGTGCTTCATGATGGTATTGATGAAAGTGCCCGAAGTCTTATTCAGGTTCCGCGCCTCGAGGATGAGTTGGGCGAGTGGATGCTTATGCTCCTGCAAGAACAGCTTCGTGAACGACGGTGCGCCTTTTTCGGTCTTTGGGTAGTTGACCCCGACCTTATCGAACGCTTTAGCGAGGGATTGAGCCGCCCAGATTTCGACATTGGCCCCGGCCATGTCTTTGATTTGTTTGATGACGCCCTTTTCCCGCTTGAGGATTTGATCCCGGGTGCGCTCAAGCCGGTTTGCATCGATTCTGACACCCCGCATAGTCATATCCACGAGGCATGGGAGCAATTCAAGCTCGAGATTAGCAATCGGCCAGAGGTCTTCCTTGCCCAAAAGAACAGAAAAGCAGGACCACAACTCCAGAGCGAGTTCAGCATCGACCTGAGCGTAGGGACCCACATACATGGCCGGCATTTTCCACATCTCAGCCTTCGGATCAATTCCAAACTGTCGGGCGGCCTCGACTAACGCTTTCTCTGACTTGGTTTTGTTTAGGTAATCATAGGCTAATGAGTTTAACGTGTAGCTAAATCTGTTCTCATCGAGCAGTGAGGCCACCAACATGGTACAAATGATGCGGCCGTTGACCGTGAACCCCATACGTTTAATCCAACCCAGATCATATTGAGCGTTGTGCATGATTTTCTCAGCCGGACACTCGAACACTTTCTTTAGCCATTTGTTAACAATACGCTCATCAAGGTTACCGCCCCCTTGGTGGCGGATAGGAATGTATCCGGCCCAGTTCTCTACTGCGATAGCGTAACCCACTACTTCACCATCACCTGTGGACCATCCGGGTCCGTTTGTCTTCAGGTTAGGGTCGCGGGTTTCGACATCGATTGCAATACGGGCGGCACCGGTTAGGTCCGGGAGCTCGGTCGGGGGTATCCATTCCGTCTTAGGTGTAAACATTGCCATCTGTAAACTCATTATTTCTTCCTTGGATCGTCGTTCATAGAGTAGCGCAAGTACCACATAGCCTTTAGCTTATCCTGCGCAGAGTATTTGTTCTTTTTGTTCATACGCCAAATGTACTTAAATGAAGCGATCTCCGCATAAATACGAACATTCTCTTTTCCGAAAGCCGCTACCATAGCGTCGATGCACTCAATACTTCCATCTGCATAATGGCTAGGCTGTGACACCATTCTGTTTACGCCCGGTTCTGAACCGCCGTCATTCTTTTCCAAGTGTTTTTCCCAATGTTCTAGGGTTCTTTCGATAGATTTTCCGTCTATTATTACTTCTCTGTCTTTCATATTAAATCCTCTATATCTTTTAAATCATTTAAGCTTGCTTTTGAAAAGAACGCCGGGGTTTCATCCCCAACCCATGAACCAAGTATATTAAACTCAAAAAACTCTACGGCATCGTCGTAAGTCATACCGTCGTTGTAAACTAAAAGTTGTAACACTTTGTCAGTGTCATACAAAATGACGGGCTCTTGTCCGCATCGTTGAACAAGTCCCATGATTGCATCGTTATATCCATCGGCTTTTAACATGTATCTCTCCTATTAAAGATCATAACTTCGACTAACGTCTTCGGGTTCTACGATAAACAAACTGTGCTTAGTGCGGGTCACTCCCACATAAAACACCCGGTGCATGTCATCTGGGTTATCACTCATCTCATTGTCTGCCGCAGGGGATAGGTCCGTGAACAATACAACGTTGTCCGCCTCACCACCTTTTGACCCGTGGATCGTGGACACTGTAATACGGGGGTTTCCGTTAAACTTTTCACCCCGGCGTAACATTGCAATAATATAGGCCCGATCATTCTCGGGTAGTTTATCGAGTGCTTCGTGCCAAATAAGATTGTTGTCGACCAGCAGACCGTGCTTACTTTGTAGTTCCGTCAGGTTAACAAACTCGTGATCTTCTACCCCGGGCACTTTCTTAAAGCCTCGAGTGACATGAGTCTTGATAGACATGAACCCGTATATTTTACGCGCCACTTCCCCGGTGACTTCGCCTCCTTTACGCAAGTGTTCCCAACCATTTACCGCATCGCTTATTCGCTCCGATATGGACCGGTGGCCGCGATACGTGAACAGGTAACCATTGGCCCTAAGATCGCTTACAACGGGCTGTAACAGGTACCCTGCTTGCGAGAGGACCAGCCATGATCCTTCAGCCATATCTACTGAGGCTAGGGTTGAGATTCGTGAGACAACGCCTTCTTCTGTGCGAGGTTCATACTTCTTAGGAAATCGTCGGTGGATGCGTTTGACTACGCCTTCGGCAATGCGGTGAACGGAGCGTGGGACGCGATAAGATTGCGATAGCGTCTCGGACCCGCCGGGTAAATTAATAAACTGATCGACATCAGCACCGGCCCACCGGTAGATCGCTTGGTCATCATCGCCGGCGCAGTACATCTTGTCGGACTTCTTATCTAGCATGTGGGCAATGTCCCACTGTAGTGGAGACAAATCCTGCGCTTCGTCTAAGAATGTCAGCCGAAAGTTTGGGCAAACGCTATCTCCCTGCTCTGCAAACACGGCGAGCATGTCGGTAAAGTCGTAGAGCCCGAATCGCTCCTTGTACTCACGCAGAGACTTGTCGACATAATTAACAAGATTCCATGACTCCTCCAACCGACTCAGGTTGTACTGATCCCGCAGAGGTACCT